TCTAAATATGCACAACGACCCCCCTTTTAACATTTCCCAACACATTTTTAACAGTAGCCAACATAGTTTGGCACGCTTTTTGCATAGGCCATGCCAAACCTCCACGAAGAAACAAAAAAAAAGCGTGCCAAATAGTTTGGCACGCTTTTTGCATAGGTCGCTAATCTATAAACACACCGCTTTGCAATAAATTAACAATTTCGGTGTACTCGCTTTTCGGTACGTTGTCTATATCATTATTTACAATCTCATCGAACTTGTAAAAACCTTTTGCACATTGCGAAAGTACAACTTTTTTGTAGTCATTGCCGCGTACATCGTTGTACTCATTAGTGAAGTAGTTAAGCCTTACATACGGCTCTAACCCGTATAAATTTTGAGCGTCCCACCTGTCGCTACCTATTACGGACGTGTTGTAAGTCGTGTACAATATATCCGTATTAGGCTGTACGTTATGTAATTGTATGGGTAAATCGTTATTATCCAACAATTTACAAACCCCGTCACCGCTAATTACATTAATATCGTACACCAATTTTACAGATTTGCCGACATAATCAGAAGACAAACTAACAATACCCACGAACGGCAAAAATACCTCGATAATCATTTCTTTGTCAAGCGTGGTGTTATCTTTACGCGGTATTGTGATACTTCCAAAATCAAGCGTTATTATATCCTTTTCGGGTAACTCTGCGTTTATCTCTGTATCATAATTGCCGCATTTTATTCTGTCCGTACCCTTTGTTGGTATATGTGTATATATACGCTTAATTCGGTTAACGTACTCGCTTAAATCTTGTTCGTACGTTATAAAAGTACCACTTTCCGTAAAGTATCGCTTTTTGCTGAATGCGTCTAAGTTATCCAACGTAACAACATACACGTTAATAGACCCATAATTTTTAATACTTGGCTGTACCTCAACTTGCGCCCCTCCACGAAATTCGATGTACTGAGTTTTGGGACATTCGGCTGCAATATCAAGTGTAACGTTACCTTTTTTGCCGTCATCGCTTAGTGTAAATCTTTTGTATTCTACACCTCCGAAATCGTCAGTGTATCTCATTTCGGGTGGGTCTGTCTCGCTTGTAAACTTGCTACCCTCATTTGCGTGTATTGTAACGTTAACTTTGTCGGTCGGGGTGTAATACGTTGGTATATTTTCGGCCGTACAATTATATAGGGTGTTTTTTACTGGTATAGCCTTAATATAAGTACCATTAATAACCACGGACACAGAAGTATCTACATTTGTTATTGCTATGGTTGCGGTGTCGCTGCTTTGTATGGTCACATCCTCGGTATGTGAGACACCGCCCGTATCTGTGTACGTTACGTTGGCCGCTTGTATAACATAGCCGCTTTGTGTGCCTTTTAGGGTTATGTTGAAAGTGCCATTATCGTACGTATATGTGGCTGTTGTATTGGCTATGTTATTTGTTATGGTTAATGTAGGGGTGCTTTCGGCAACCTCGCCATTTAGTGTAAAAGCACTATTTTTGGCAGCATCATCTATGGTAAAAGTAGCCTTGCTTTTGTCCGTACTTATTACCCCGTTAACGCTTGAAGTACCCCCAAAAATATCGGTATATTCACAAGTAGGATTTACATCGAACTGATACCCCGTATCAGCGGTAACTACAATGGTATGTACACCACCGCTTACACTATATGTATAGGTAGTGTTTACTATATTGTTTGTTATCGTAGGTTCTGTGGGTGTGTCGGGGTCTGCCTTGGTAGCACCCGTTAAACGTATATTTGTACCACTAACCCCGTTAAAAGTACATTTTTTTAGGTCTGTAGATACTTTGCCCTTAATGTTACCGCCCCCGTAATCATCATCGAAACGGGCGCGGGGTGTTGTCGCGGTATCAAACAAAAAACCCGTGTCAGCGGTACTAACTATATTATACGCCCCCAAACTTTCAGTGTATGTAAATGTTGTATGCGGGATTTGGTTTGTTATTATATCTGCCATACTATTTATTACCTTTAAGTGTTACCATTATAATACTACCCTCCTTATCAAATAGTTTTGAAGTCGGGAAATGCAAAATATCAGTTTTCGGGAAAACATTAAACACATTGCTATTTACGGACAAATCGCGGTTTGCGTTGTCGCTCTCCACTATTAACGCGGTACTTTGTAAGATAACATCTTTGTATGTCTGTAGTACATCGAGAGACAAAGCGAGTAAATACGTTTGCCCGCCTATGTACCTAACGTTTTCCACAAAGTAGTACTTTTTAAATTCTTCGATATACACGTAATTAAACCCGTACATATTAGGGGGCATTTGTATTTTTAGTGTTGGGTTATGTACATTAAGTTCGGGCCGCAAAGCAACGTTAAGCGTACTTAACGGGGTAAGTGCTTTGTTTATCGTGTTAGGTTGCCCATTATAGTTATATAGTATCATAGCGTTAAAATTAAAAAAGGTGGTGTATATTACACCACCTTAATACAACAATATTAACTAATTTAAGCAACGAAGAAAACTACAAAGTTTTCGTTGGTATCATTGAAGTAGCCCGCATCAAATTTGTAATAATTGTTGAAGAACTCCGCCTTTGCGTTATAGTTAGTAGTTACGCGGCGGTTGAGGTTGCACACGCCCAAAGCGTCCCTGTCGAACATAACACCTAACACACCGCTAATCTCAACGGGTTTGCCGCCCGTCTCCTTGATTGTGATGTGTGCCGTGCTTGCGAAATCGTACTTTGTACCGCTACCCTGCCAAAATGGGACACTTTCCGCGTTAGGCAATAGTACCTGCTCTTTGTTGTATGTATCGCTGTACAAGTAAGCACGGGCCGCCTTTTCAAAGTCAGACAACAATACAACGTGCAAGTTTTCTCGGGGCGTAAAGCGTGGCTTACCTCCAATATTGAAGACGCTCGAAATACTTGCAAGTCGGTCAGTGTACAAACCAATCGTATAACTTGCGAACTTGATAAAATCGGGGTCGGTGAGTGCCTTTTCAGCGGTCAAAGTAGTACCTTTGTTATCGTTGTACAACTTCAAAAGGTTAACACAACGGGCGGTGCTACCTGTTTTGTAGTCTGTACCAGTTTCACCACCAAAGGCCGCGCTATCAGCAATTAAAGTTTGCGCTATCATGTTATTGATAGTACGCATAATTAGAGCATCCGTCTTAATGGTAATGGACTTTTCCACCGCGTTGTAAATCATTGACAGAAATGCGTTAAGTTGCTCAGCGTTAGAAAAACTCTCTTTTACTTGGCGCTCGGTGATTGATACGGGTACTTCGAAAGTTACCTTAGAGTTGAAGAACTTTGCGGTAACTTGTGGCTTGTGGAATACGTCCTGCGAGTAGTCCGTGCCGTCCGTTAGCTCCCAACTTTTATTTTCCTCGGCTTCTGGTAGGTCCGCACTAATCTTTTCCAAGACGCTGCCGAACTCCCAGGCGTCCATAAGTACAGAGGGGATTTTGCCTGCGTACGGGCGATTGACAAAAACCACCTTACCAATGTGGTTGACAAGTGATTTTACGTAATTGTCCACCGCGTTTTGGTTAAACACTTCGTTACCAAGGTCGACAATCCCCGTTAAATCCTCACTTACAATTTCTCCACTTCCTAATACTTCTTTTGACACTGAATTTATTAGGGTGTAAATTTGTTTTACTTCCATTGTTAGTATATTAATTTAGTTATATCATTTATAATTGCAAAAATAATACTTTCGCGCCAATTTTGCAAACGAAATCTAATTTCTTTTTTGAGTTCGTCCGTCGGCGATTTAGAGCCGATACCCGTAACTTTTTGCGTACTTACAACATCATTAGTACGTGTATTGTCGTACGTGGTAGTATCTTTGTCATACTCCACAAAATCAGTTGCGTTGTATGGCTTATTAGATGCTACATTTGTATTGTTATTGTTGGCGTTTTCGGTGGTCTTATCCTCGCGCGTTGTCTGCTGCTGTACGGGGTTAAGTACATCATATTGGGCATTGTAGGCACTCGCCACGCGTACCCAATTACTAACACTCAACGCAATGATATTTTTAATGTATTCGTTTGCGTTGGTGTGTGTTATGGTGTTAATACACTCGCGCTCGCTGTAGTTGAGTAGTACAAGCGTATCAAGGCCAACACTATCCATATCACCGAATATTGCAGCGTATTCCGTGGGATAGTTAGTCCGGAACACCTCCGTAAATAGGCCGTGTTTAGGGTCGGGGTATAGGTCAATTATCTTCATTTTCTTCTTCCTTTTCTTCGTCCTTTTCGGTTTCCGTTTCGGTTTCCGTTTCGGTTTCTGTTTCGGTTTCTGTTACTTCCTTTTCTTCCTGTTCAGTAGCACTTTCGCCAAGAGTAGAAGTATTATTTTTATTATCTTCATTTTCTTCTTCGTTTTCGGTTTTATTTTCTTCTTTCCGTATCGCCCAACTACTTGCAAGGTCAACACTTATTGCAGTTCCAAACATAGCGTTTATTTTTTCCACTGCCTTTTTGCGCTCTTGCAACATATTATCTACATAAGGGTTGAGAGCGTCTACATTCATTTGCACCTCGGACGTGTTCAAACGCTCACGTTTTAGATTGTAGTTAGCGTTTAGGCCAATTTCGTTAAACGCAGACGCTTTGAAGTACTGCAAAAGTTCTATTAGTTGCGTTATTTGGTTCGCGCTCTGCGTGGAAATGCTTTGCAAGTTTACACCCTTAAAAAATGCGTTTTCGCCTATCACGGAAAAATCGCCCTGCATGATTTTGTTTACAAAATCGTCCGCGCTTTGCTTTGTCTTGTCATCGCTCGCACTTATTAACATGGTGATACGAGAGAGTACCGAACAAGTATTTAATGACAAAAGCGTATCACTACACAATACACCATATTTGCCAAAGATAGGTAAAAGGCTATTTGCTCCACTATCGTTTTTAATTAGGACACCTTCAACATCTATTTTGTACGACTTGTTTAGGTTTAGGTACGGGTTACTTACAATGTATTCGGTGGCTTCGTTGTACGCGTTGGGGACACCTCCAAGGCCGCCCGTAAAAGCGTACAATTTGCCATCAACCTCAGTTACAAAAACATTGCCGTTGGTCTGTAAAAGGTTTTCCAAGTTATTTTGCGGTAACGTTTCGGGCAACCCTTTGTACTTAAACATGGCTTGTGTTATGGCTAACATTTTGTGTATGTAGCCATTTACGCTTTTGTCTTTGTTTTTTATCTGCTCTTGGTACTTTATATACAAGTTATCTTTCTTTGCCATTTGTCAAAGTTTTTATTAAGGTGCTTAACTCGCTTAAAACTTTGGTGTTATCCTCCAAAGTAGTACGCAGGTTGTCGGTTTCTTCTTTGTGCTGCTCATCGTGTCTCGTCATGTAATAAAATACAATTAAGCACATAGCAATCGGAAAACCAACGTTTGAAATAATTTGTGTAACTTGTGTAATATCCATTTTGTAAGGTTTTAATACTGCAAATATACGAAAGTTATTTAACACTTACAATGTTTGTCCTTGCAGATGTCATTAAATAATTTCGTACTATCTCGCCAACCTCATTATTTTGGTAAAATACTTTGTCAGTCGCAAAGTACCGCGCAACTTGACTTTCCAAGTACGTTGCGCTGCTTATTAATTTTCGCTTGTAGTTTGGTTTGCCGTTCATGGATAGGCTGTATATTAGCGAGTTTTCGGGGTCTTTTATTGGGGTGGTCTTTACATGGATATAGGTAAAGTTTTCGTTTCCTGTCTGTATAATGTTGCCTTGCAAAATGTATTCATTAAAAACAATATAGTACACAAATAGCACGTCATTTGGCTTGTACTTCGCTGGCAAATGTGGATAGGCGGCCATTTCCCATTTACCACCCGTTATCATTTCAAGGTTTTGATTATCAAAGCAAAAGTACTTATTACTTGCTTTTTGTTTAACAATTGTACTGCAATACTCCACCGCTACCACCGCGCCATGTTGACCAAACTTGTATATATCGATTGTGCCTTGCTCCATGTTCGTTACTTGCTTTAGTCCCATTTCGCTAAAGTATGGACAAAACTTGTTTATGGTGTTACCCAGCATAAAAACTTTAACGTTGTCGCGCTGTCGTATTATGGTGCTTAACAAGTTCATAAATAGCATAAACTCATCGGGCAAATAGTACCTACGAGTTAAAAACTCATCAAATACTATCGTTGTAACGTTGGGGTAACTGCTGCTTTTTTCGTGTTCTTGTTCGGACAAACAAAAGCCATAGCAAAAGGGTGTAGTTTGTGGTACGTACTTCTTTTTTTCGGGGTCGTATTTAGCAAGATACCATTTACCACCGATATAAAACACCGCGTTAAATTCACCCTTTGTTACTTCTTCTATGTACCCGTTTGCTACATGGTTAGCAAACAGACTTTCTGCACGTTTGCCCCTTAAATCCTCGCGCCACCTGCGTATATATGCCATTTGTTGGCCAGTCTGTACATACTTCTTTATGCCATACGCTAAAGTAGCGTATGTTTTGCCGTTGGAACGTTCGCCGAATATTATATTATAATCTGCCTTTTTGTTTAGTATATTGGTGAGTGAGTAAAATTTTATAGGTTCTTTCTTCATTGTTTGGATTGTTTCGCGTGGAACATTTTTAATATTTAAGTTTTATGCCCTTTAGGTAATTGAGGTACATAACACTTAAAGATAAGTTATAACTTGTTGGCTCTAAGTGTACACCCGTATTTTCTACAAAGGTACACTTTTTGCCCGTGTAGTCGGTAACTTCACCCGTTATTTTGTAGTCTATGTATGTATGTATATTCTTTCCTGTGGCCTCGCACGGAAATTCAAGGTAATTTGTAAATGCGTTAAATATGTTGTCACCATACTTTTTAACAAGGTAGGGGATAGCCGCTTTTTTGTTTACACCGCTAATTGTTAGGCTATATTCATAACTTTTGCCGCCTACGTTTAGGGCGTTTTCCTCTTGTATCATGTAACGCTTTGCTCCCAATGTCTTAAAACGTTTGTATGTCCCTTCATAGTCCCAAACGCCCAAAGTTTTGGTAACACCTTTAATCGTTTCGGGTTCGCATTTGGCAAAATCTATGTTGTGATGTTTACACGCGGCCTTTAATTTGTTATATACTACATTGTTATACATATCAAAATACCTTTTGTGTGCTGCTGCGTTCCTTAACTTTATGCTGTCTGTATCGCTGTAAATGTAATCTTGCTTTGCTTCGTAGATTGCAGTAAACAAGTTGCGCCTTGCATACGCGGTAACAAAAACGCCCCAAGGGTAAAACAAAAAGCGGTTTTTACTTTCGTTGTACTTCCCTAACATTTCGGCTTTTTCGCTGTCTGTTAGTGTGTTTTCGTCCCATTTGCCATTGTACACGTACTCATCACGCAACGGGTTAGTAACACACATACCGTAGCAACTATTTAGCATTTCCTTGCTATTAAGGTACTCCACTTCTTTGCCTTGCACGCCTTTTAATTTGGTCTTATTTTCGTACAAGTCTAATATAGTACGTACAAAATCAGTTGGTAAATAGTCGGCCTTATAGCAATACATTGCACCGATACGGACACCGCCAAAAGTGTAAAAGTTGCGTATTATGTTGTAATCTATGTTTGTTATTGTCGTGGCTACCTTTGCAGCGCAAACAAGCCGCCCGTTATTTTCTACGTGGTTTACCTTGACAAAGCATTTGCTTATACTTATAGGATTATCCTGTAACTCTTTGGCGAAAATGTTGGTAAATTCCACGTCAAAGATACAAAGGTACTTACGTGTGTAGTAGTCAAATTCTTTCATGTTTTTCGGTTGCACCCTTACGCCTTTCGACATGGGGAATTTTTCCGAAACCATTACATACGGGTAACTGCTTGTAAAATCGTAACTTGCGACATCTTCACAAATTTCGTCTATATGATTTGCATTACCATGAGTAAAACCACCGCTAAACGCCCTTTGCAGCATATTAAATTCGTGAAGTCCGTTTATAGTTAGCGAGTGTATTAAATTTATACACTGCCAATTGCGCGCGGTTTTGCCGTTCACTTTCTTGCTTAACATCGCTTTTCTGCAATGTTTACGGACGTACCCCGTTTTTGTTAGTGGTAATCTTGTTATTAACTTGTTTTGTTCCAATTGTTCTTGTATATAATTCATAACTACTTTTATATCGTTGACACAATAAAGCAACTCTTTCGGGGTTAACTCTGTTTGTGTATGTCGTATTTTGCTATAGTCTAAATCTCCAACCATTTTTGCACATTTGTACTTTTGTAGTTGCTCGCCTAATTTGGCCAAATTATAACCGCTTAACAAGTAACTACACCTAAATTCTATACCTATAGATGTAGTTGCGTATAGGGGTTTGCGTAGGTCAATATTAAAAACTTTCTCCCATTCAAACAGAGTACGCAAAAATTGAAATTCATAAGATAGGTTATGTATATACACAATTAGTTTTTTGTTGGTGGATAACTCCAACGTTTTTGCTATCGTGTTACACATAGTTATAAAATCGTCCCATGTACGGCCAACTATTACGTACCCATTTATACCAAATTGCCACACGTACGCAATAGCACATTTTTCCATTTTTACGCCTAATTGTGTGTGCTGCTCGTATGTGTATGTGTTGCCGTATTCATCTCGGTAAAAACTGCTTACTTCAATATCAAAGGCGCAAGGGACGTTGTAAAATTTACACCCTTTGTTATTGGCTATTACGTTTTTGTCATTTACTGCCAACTGCAAAATATCTTGTATGTCGGTTGCCTTATAAATACCACTATGTTGCTCATATTTTATTTTCTTCATAGTCCGAAATTATTAAACTCGTCAAGTATGCTGTTAATCTCGCTCTCGACTTCGTTAGTCAGTTTGTTGGCTTCACTCTCGATGTTGCTATCTATCGCGTTTTGCAGGCTTACCGCTTCACTCTCAATTTGTTCGCTCGCGTCCCTTGCGCTTTGCTCCAAATCGCCCGTGAAGTCTTTATATTTCATTAGGTATTTTTCCACAAAATCGCTATCGCTTAAACTAGTTAGCTTTTCATTTAACTTGTCAGCCATTAGGTTAAATTCTTTGTCTGTCAGGCCGTACGCGGTTTTTAGGTGGTCATTGTACGTTCGTGCGCCTCGGGCTGTACTCGTAGGTTGACGCAAAAAAGATACTGCTTTCGCGTACTCTGTTTTTATCTCGTCCCAACTTTGCCCGCTTACAGAAAATTTGCTAAAGCCTTTAATATCGCCTTTGTTTAATGCTGTTACGGATGGGCTTAAAAGTCCTTTGTCTTCGATATTCTGAATACGTCTATTCGCTTGCTGAAATACGCGCCTTACTTCCTTACGTAGTTCGGGACTACTATCAACGCTTTGTATAATATCTTGGCGTAACTCAGTGCGTTGCGTTGCTGTAAATACGCTTTGTCTGTAACCTATCTTGTTAGGCATATCTATAAAATTAAAATGGGTAGGTAGTTATGTGCTACCTACCTAAATGTTATGTTTTACTTGTCCTTAAACGTTATTGTGTGGCAATTGCGGCCGTGGCTCTCGTACTTTCGTACTATAAAACCAACTTTGCCTCTCTTAATGTCATTTACCGCGCCCGTATTGTTTAAAATGTCATTAAATACCTTGGTTAGGTATATAGGCATATCAACGCGCTTTTTTACCTCAGACATCACCACAACGACCTTTACACCGAACTTACCACGGGTAAAATAAAACCCGTCAAGCGCGTGTACTTTGTTGGGGTCGGTGTTGTATAACTCTTTAAGGTTTGTAAATGTGTAACCCTGTAAGTCAAACTTAAACGGATTTTCATTGCCCTTATTGTACTTTTCTGCAAAACTTGTCATGCCTTCAAAGTGTTTTCTGTTAGTGTGTGTTCGTTGCCCAATGCAATCAAGAAATTTCTAAACTTCGAGATTTTAAGAAGTGTGCGAGTGTTCGCATTAACTTCTTTGGTGGTCATAAGTTGGCCTAATGATGTACAAGCGGTAAATATCGCTTCGTCAAACTGGTTTCTTTCTTCGTTCATTTCTTCTGATACTTAAAAAGTGTGTTGTGATTGATGTAGGTTGTGTCTGTCGTTACAATCGTGGCTTTGCCGTCAATGTCGGTTTGTCGGTACATTGAGCAACTATGAAGGATTGCGCAAATGTAGAGTAAACAACCGATAAACGCAAAGGCATACACCAAAAAAAGGTATTGGCCCACATTCTTTAAAATCTTCTTTTTCATTTACTTGTTGGTTAGTGTTTTCACGTGTAACAATTTGTATTTTGTTTCACGTGAAACGTTATATAATAGGGTTCTAAACTCGCTTCATGAAACGTTCTATAAATAAGTTGTACACATTGTTGTACTTATCGTGGTTGTATCTCTCGCGTGATGTTGCAACTTTTTCTCGTAAGAACGTTGTAAAATCGTCAGCTAAACCGCTGTTGATAATGTAAGCACAAGCAATTACAAAAGCGTTACTTTCTTTTTCTTGTGCTGACTTTACCTCAGTACTAATGTTTTGTACCAAAGTTGCAAGGTTGTCGATAGTTACTGCAACATCGCAAAGTAATTGCGATTTGTTGTGTTCTGACTCGTACCTTAAATTGTTGCGAGTTACGCGCAAAATGCGTGCAATCTCATCGTACATTTGTGCTGTAGTTGCCATTGTCGTTTTATTTGTTGCCCCTCTGATTGCGTGGGGGGGCGTTACCTTTTTGTTATCTGTGATATACGCAAATGTGATATAATACGCGGTCGGTGGTGGGTTGGGGTTTGTTGTCGATACGCTCGCCTACAAGCGTGTATTTATCTTTGTAGGTACACTTGTACCAATCTTCATTGAGCATACACTCAAGGCCCTCCAAAGCCGCTTTTGCTTGTCTCAATGTGTTGTATGGTGTATCGTTGTACCAACCATTTGCGTTGGTTTGGTGGTTGTCGTTGCTGTTGCTCTTGGTGTAATAAATGCCGTACTTCATTGCTGTAATGTTTTATTTTATTTTTGATGTTGCAAAGGTAGTTACTTTGTGCGCTGAATGCAAATTTTTAGTATTAAAATATCTTAAAAGGTTATTTTTTGTTTTGTTGCTATGCAAATAGCGTGCCAAATTTTTTGCGGTGAGGTGTTTTTTTTCTTGGATTTGGAGGTTTGGCACGGCCTATGCAAAAAGCGT